CAAATTCAAAAGCTTGTCCTTTTAAGACACATATTATGCCTTTTGTTGCATTTGCGCCTGTACCATCTTTTGTAAAGAATATTCTATACTGTGTCTTATCAGGTATAACTACTGAATCAAACTCAGATGCACTAGATAAGTTTTCATCAAATAAACTTTGTACGTTTGAACTAATAGTACCAAGTTCAACGTCACCAATTCTTGCTGTACCTGCAATAGTTCTTAACCCGTCCGGTCCTAAGAATATTAAATCTCCTGCAAATTCTTGTATTGTTGAACCATTAATACAACCAATATCCCTTGTTACGGCGGTTATTGCAAAATCACTATTTGAAGAACCTGCTAATTTAAATATTCTATTTTGGCAAAAAATAAATAAATTATCTCGGAAAACTTTTAATCCTGTTATTTCGTCGTCAACTTTAATACTGCCTGCACCACTAGCTGTAGCAAAGCTATCTTCATCAAAGGGCACACTAAAAATTAATTCTTGTTTAGCACTAGACATCCCTGCATAAAACATATGTTCTTTGAACGCTACAACAAATTTTGCACCGGTTACAGCAGTGCTAACTTCTCCTCCACCTCCTGATGATACATCTGTAGCAGTAAAAGATGTATTAAATACGGTGGGAGCGTTTGTGCCGTCAGTTACTATTAACTTATCATTACCATCAAAGTTAAATCTTTCAAACGTATATTTTCCTGCACTTGTTCTGCCACTATCTATTGTAGTCCACGAAGAACCTCCAGGGGTTGCTTGAAATATATTAGTGCCTCGTGCTGCTACAACTTTATCTGCAAACGTAGCTACCATTAAAACCTTATCAGCAGAAGACACCGTTTGAGGAACGACTGCTGTAACATATTTACTAAAGCCATTTATTCTTCTATATCCGCCGCCTATGTCAGGTTCAAAGTTT